AGTCCGAGGCTCGCCAGTTTCGTTTCACGTTCATCTTCTGCCTCCATGATGGCATGGCAGAAGAGCTTTTCCGTCTCTGAGAGTGTGTAGAAGTAGCTGAGTGGGTGACCGTGAGCAACAAGGAATGCGACGGTTGCCGCTTCCCAGTTGCTGCCGATCAGTTTTTTAACTCATCGTGCACCTTTGACTTGATGTCCTTGCCGTAGCCGGAGAGCTCGAGCACCTTGCGCGAGATAGACGTGAGCTCGCCTGGGAGGAACAGCACCTTTGCAATGTCCGTCGGTTCGCCGCACTTGTAGGCTTCCTGCAGCTTCTTGTCCGCGAGGTTCGGTGCAACGACGACATGATAGACGAGATAGGCATCGCTCTCGCCCTCCGCGAGCTTGTTCGACTCGAGGACAAGGGAGCGCGTCGGGAGTTCGACGGTGATCTCGCCGATGCTCGTTTCGAGGTCGTACTCCTTCTTCTTGTTCTTCTGGATTTCGTCTTTCTTGTTGATGAGCTCTTCAATACTGACAGCCATAAATGCTAGCTCCTTTCCGTCACTCTACCGATTCGATGTATTCCACGTCGCCAGGCGTGAACGCGAACGGGTATTCCTTTTCAACGACTTTGCCCTTCTCGAAGTTCATGAGCAGGATTTCATTGAACCAGACGTTGCCGATGCTGACGCGCTCTTTCTTCGAATCAATCATGTCAGGGTCATCGAGCAGGCCGACGATGGTCGCGCGCGGGTCGTGACCTTCCTTCCACTCTTCGAGGTACTTGTTCAGGTTGCGGTTCACGACGCTCTTGATGGTGATGGAGCCTTCGCCCTTCAGGCCGACGATTTTCGAGTCGACGTTGTCGCCGATGATGACGTCTTCGCGGTTCGCTGTGACCTTCGCCTCGAATTTCTCGATTTCGAAAATGAGCTCGCCGTCCCACCAAACCTTGCCGTGGTTGCCGTTCCAGCGTCTGCGGCCGCGATATTTGATTTCTTCTGGTTCTCTTGGCATGATTCAAACCCTCCCTATCACATCGTGAAGACGATCTTGAGGTCTTCCATCGCATTGACCGGCTTGACGGAGCCTGCGAGGACGACGTTCGTGCCCGTGTTGTACTGACGAATCTCCATCGCGCTCATTTTCTCGACGTCTTCACCGTGAAGGATGGCGTAATTACGCTGATACTGCTCATCGATGTCGACCGTGTTGTTGCCGTTCGCGTCGAGCACGTTGCCCTTGATTTCGCTGAAATAGACTTTGATGGCCGCGATGAAGAGCATCTTGTGGTTGTAGTCGTTGATGACCTTGCCGACGTAATACTTTTTGAACGTGTCGCGGATGTCGTCCGTAATCATGTCCACGGCCTCGATGATCTTGATGAAGCGGAAATCCTCGCCCTTGTCCGTCGTGAACGTCGAGAGGCTGTTGCATGCGCGAGCAATCTTAACGCCGTCGCCGTCATCCTCGTCAAAGAGGACGAGCTCGCCCTTGTCAATGTGGCTGTCGATTTCAGGAATCGGGTCAACCTCTGCGACTTCGGTGAGCTTGAAATACGTCGCCGAACGGTCGAGCGAAAGGCCTGCGAGGATGCCGCAGATGCGCGCCGTGTACTCGAGCGCCGTGTAAGACTTGTACGTGACGTTGCCGTCATCGTCCGTGCCGCTCGCGACTTTGATGCCCGAGCTCGTGAAATTCACGATGCCCTCGTTGTCGGCAGCTTGGTTCGCAAGGACGGCCTTGAACGTCTTGCGCTTGTTCTGGCGCTGGCTCTTGATCCAGCTTGCGAGGTCTTCCTGCTCCTGCACGGTCGCGGTCGGCGCGCAAAGCCAATTCCACTTGATGCCTTCAAGAAGCTTCAGGACGTCGGCCTGCGTGTTCATGTCCTCGGTCGTCGTTGCACCGCCTTCGCCCGTCGTTTCCTTCGGCTTGACCGTGTCAAGCGGCAGCGTGTAGACGAGGATGCGCAGAGGCGTGCCAAGCAGGCACTTCTTGATGAGGTCGACGTTCGCGTCCGTCAGCCCCGCCTCGGGGATGTCGCCGACGTCGTTGATGCGGTACTGCTTGATGGTATTTGTTTCTTCATTTTTGAGAATCATCGCGACGATGCCGCGCGCGCTGCGCTTAATCGCCGTGGTGCCCTTTGTCTTGAAGTCGATGATGACCTGTGGCAGGCCAAAGACTTCAGCTTCGTTTGCCATTTATTCGTCCTCCTTGTCCGTTTTGTATTTGTCATAGATGGATGTATCTTCTTTTCCTGTCTTGTTGATGAAAAGGCCGAGCTTCTTCATGAGCTCCGCCTGGATGCGATGCGCTTCCGTATCGGTCACGGCATCCGCAAACACGAGGTCGAAGCTGTAATGGAGCACGTCATCATAAAATGTCGTGCTCATATCGACGATGGTAATGTATCGGTCTTCCACTTGCAGGACGGGCGGCATCAGCGCTTCAAGCGCGTCCGCCACATCATACAAGTCGTTGCGATTGAAGTCCCCGTTATCATCCTCCCAGGGCAGGAACTGGATGTTGACCTTGATGCGCCGCTCGCGATAGGGCTCACCCCATGCGCGGGAATATGGCGTCATCTCGACGTAGAAATACGGGAAAACCGCCTTGTCCACGTTGTCGAAATACACGCACACCGCGTCCGGCGAATGCTCCTTGAAATAGGCATGCAGCTGTTCGTCCGTCTGGACGATAGCTTTGATTTTCTGGATCAGCGCCTTTTTGATGGCGCGCAGCTTAAGCATCGAAAAGCGACGCGAGAATCTGCTCCGCGTCCTCCTGGAACTGGTCTGCCGATTCGTCAAGCGCCGTCTGGAGCATGTGCTTGCCTGGAACGAACGGCTGCTTGAGCCGCTTTCCTAGCTTTGGCACGTACTGGCCGACTTTCTGCCGGTGCCCCCACTCGACATCAAGGCCGTAATACTCGGTCTTATCGCCGGAGTCGCGCTTGGCGTCGTTGTAGATTTCTACCTCACCGCCAGACGGAGCCGTTCGATGCCAGGAGCGAAGAAGCAGTCCGGTATCGCTCGGCGTGTTGTTCTTTGCACGCTCCATCGTCTTTTCCGCTTCTTGCATGAGAAACTTGTCACGTTTCTCCGGCATCTCCTGTGCTATCCTGTTGAGCCTGTTTTCCAGCTCGTCGAATCCCGACAGAATCATTCGATTCACCCGCTTTCTGTGCCTGTATCTCCTGATGCGTCGGATACAGAAACGCCTTGCCCGCACGAAGCCGCCAAAGCTCCCCCTGATGCGTGACCATCAAAACATCGTTTGGCCGGATGTCGATGGCAGGATCGCAGCAGAGTCGCAGGTCATTCGAGAGAACGAAGGCGCGGTCCTCTTGGTGGCTGGCCAGCATCTTGCCGTACTGCGACAGCTTGCACGGAACATCCGTGTAAACGTCCCCCAGCTTGGAACATGCAGCGCCCTCGTCATCAAAGGTAGTCGTCTGTCTGCGAACAGTCACACGGTCTTGATACATGACGCTTCGGAGCAGTCCTTTGAGGCTCATGCATGGCTCACCACCCTGCGATACAGGTTGAGCTTTGGTTTGATGGCGTCAAACGAAAGGTCGCTGAGCACGGCCGTTGCATTGACGTTGTTCACCGCGAAGCGGAACTCCGTATCGTCCATTTTGATGTCGCTCAATGGGCCCGGCGCAGAAAAGCCGAGCTCGCTGTCCTCTCCTGCGCTCTCGTCTGCCAGCCGTTTCCGCACGAGGTCGGTCACGGTGTAGACGAGCGCATCCGGGAAATCGTCCCTGTGGCAGTAGTCGAGGATGTCCGCGACGAGCTTTTCGACTGCGAACGTCAGCAGGTTCTCGTCAGGAGCTTTTTCTCCTGCGAGCAGCTTGACTTTTTCCACGACTGCCTGCGTCGCTTCCTCCTTCGTCATCGCTCTCCGCCTCCTTTGCAGACTCCGCCTTCGGCTTGTAGCCCTGTGCCGCGTAAATCACGCGGTATGCAAGGTCTGTCGCCTCGATGATGCGGCCGTCCTTCTCATAGAGGTTCCACATGCTTCATGCCTCCTCAGGCCGTTGTTTTCGGCGTCAGCACCGCAAATGCATTCTCCTTGACCGGCAGGAAGCCGAGGCGCATCGTCGCCTTGATGGCCACCATGTCATTTTCAGCGAGGGAGAGCGGCTTATCATCTGCCATCGTGACGGTCTGGAGCGTTGCTTCGCGGAGCACCTCGTACTGAATCTGGTCGCGGATGCCGACGAGGCTGTAGCTCCAGTTGCCCGCGATGGCTTCCGCCTTTGTGTTGTCCCACGAGCTCGTGCGGCAGAATTCAATCGGCTGCGAGTAAAGCGTCGTGCTGTCGACGCCCGTCACGAAGAGCTGGTTGCCGTTGCTGTCACGGAGCTTGCGCAGGCTGTTCTTGAGCTGGTAGCCAGCGACGAAGCCGTTGACGTCGAGGCCTTCGTTTTCGACGAGCGCCATGACATCGGAAATGTCGAGGTCGAGCTTTGCGTTCGTTCCTTCTTTGACTGCACGGGATGCAGCGTTCGCCACACCGTAGATGCTCTTCGCGAACGGGCTGTTAGTGCCGAACAGGCACGCCGCGTCGATGGCCTTGTAGAATGCCTCAGCGATGTACGGGCGCACCGTCGCGAAGACGTCGATGGTCGTATCGTTGAGCTTCTCTTTCGAAACCGGGATGATGACGCCGATCTTCTTGGCCGTGAGCTCTGGGAAAATCCATTTCGCGACGGACGTCTGAATGCGCTCCGTCTCACCAACCCAGTAAGCGCCCGGGCCCGATACCATGACCGGGACTTTCAACGTCTCGCTCGCCATCGGCTGCACCTTCGACAAGCGCAGGATGGACGAGCCGCGCGTAACATCCGTGATGATGTCTGCCGCCGTCGGCGTCGGGACGAAACCCTGAAGATTGTCTTTCAAAAACTTGCTGTCATCTGCCATTTTTGTTGTCCTCCTTAACGTTTGACCTGATTGTCATAGATGGCCTTGAAAAATGCGCTCCGGCTCGGCTTGCCGCCGGTCGGCGAACCCTCCGCACCGGCCTTCGGGGCCTTGCCCTTCAGCCGTTCGTTGACTGCATTCTCGATGGCCTTTTTATAATGCTTCTCGAACGACTTGATGCGTTCGAGCGTGCTGTCGTTGTCGTCTGCGACGAGGAAGTCCATGAACTCGACAGGAATCTTCCGGTCGGAAAGCACCTTGACCATTTCAAGCTTGAGCTCCTTGCGCTGGAGCTCTTTTTCCCGCTCTTCGAGCTGCTTCTTGTTCGCCTCATACTCGGCGGCCTTGCGCTCGTCATCGGAGAGCTTCGAAAGGCGCTCCTGCTCTTTTTTAGCGGCCTCCTGCTTCTTGGTGTAATCCTTGACGAACTTCTCATTCGCAGCCTTGACGGCCTTCGCGATGCGCGCGTCGATGTCTTCCTCGGCGGGCTTGTCCTCCGCTTTGTTTTCGGACGCGGCATCCGGCTTCGCGGCATCGGCCTTGCCCTCGGACGTTCCTGCTTCGGTGCCAGATGCACCTGCATCCGCGCCAGCGCCGTCAGCGAACCGCTGGAGGCAGAACGCGAACGGATGCGGCCCGTAGATGCGGGCCTCGTTCATGTATTTCGGCATGTTGTGATTCCTCCTGAATTTTACCCACAAGAAAAGCGCTTTGCATTGTCGCAAGGCGCTTTTGCTTTATCAACCATCAGAAATTTACGCTCGGATCGTTAATGCGTTTCCAGTCTTCTTCGTCGAAGAAAAGCTCGTCATACGACTTTCCCTCTTTCAGACAGGTCTTGATTGCTCCTACGAGGTCCTGCCCGTTCAATCGCTCGATGAACCAAGGAAAGTTGCAATGGAATGTTTCTACATACTTACGGAGTAATTCGTCCAATTCATTCATTTCATATCCTCCCTTGCAAGTTCTTTCAGCATTTCTTTGAAAACGTCATAAGCCGATGGGAAATACTTCTTTATGAGCTCAAGGCTTTTCTGATTTGCAACTGTGGAATCAAAAAACTCGGCGAAAGCTTCTGTCGAAAGGCCATCTTCAACTTTTATGAGATTCCCTTCGGAATCAGCTATCTGGAATGTTCTCTTTTTCCAATAAGTTTTTTCGGCTGGGATATGGCCGATGCCGCAATAGATTTTTCCATTTGTGGCACCCTCGCAAATATCGGAAACATTTCCGTATACCTTCTTATCTCCGCTTTTTATGATTTCATTTGCAACGTACTTGTAGGCAAACTTCTTTGACCATTTCTCCTGGGCTCCATATTCCCGGGAGAAGTTGATACACCCGTTTTTCAAAAGCCATTCACGGGCGGCGCTTTCGCCGAGCTTGAACTGCTTTTCAAATTCAGGCTTCAACTTCTTTGCAACGGCCTTCACGCGATCATCCACGTCCTTGTGAATTGCTTTTGCGAATGCTCCATCCTTGAATTTCGTCGAGAAGTGTATTCCTGTTCGCCCTGCAAGAGAGTCAATCGCGTGGCCGGACTCATGAAATAACGTCTGATATGGTTCCGAAATATTACTTCCCTGAGATACGTAATCGATGTTTAGCGTTATTCGATTACCACATGCAAAGGCCTGCTGCTTCTTGTAAAAATGAACATCATCAATTCGTATGTGCTCCTCGTTAGAATTCCAAACGACTTTTGCATCATCGTCCGGGCAACTATCGAGGATTTTCATGGCCGAATCATAATGCTGCTTGCCAACCGCCATCGCAAGGTCGCATGAGTAGTTTCCGCCTATCTTTATTATACCATTTTCATGCTCATTCTGCCATTCCGAAAGCGTCTTTTTCTTAGCGATGAACACGTCATCAAAATCTTGGTATGTCATCGCCGCCGGAACACGCACACTCTTGCCCGTCTCCG